ATATCAAGTATTTGAGGTAGGAGTCGGAGGCTCTGCGTGGGCTAGTACAGAAAGAGACCCAAGAAAACTAATTGACCGCTCAATAAGAGAAATAGCCGCAGAAATGGCAATTGGAAGATTTTATACTAGGAGAATGTAATGGCTACAAGAGATTATACAACACGACGCCAGTCTATTAGTAATGCTCTTGTAGATGTCTTAAAAAAGATTAATGGCACAGGAGAGTTTTTAACTGATGTAGGAGATAATGTAAGCCCAAGACTAAAATTTTGGGACGAGATAGAAGAATTTCCAGCTATACACTTAAATGCTTCTGGAGAAAGTCGTACTTATCAAGGAGGCGGGTACAAAGATAGATTTTTAAATGTAACAGTTCGTTGTTATGTAAATGAAGAAGATGCTGTTGATGCACTCGATAGACTACTTGAGGATGTTGAAACAGTTTTAGAAGATAACCAAAGAATGAGGTATGTTGATAGACGCGGGGGAGTACAATATACTCATCAGAACACAATAGTCAGTATTGATACTGACGAAGGTGTATTAGATCCTCTTGGAGTAGGTGAAGTACTCTTAGAGGTTCGATACTAGAAAATACTGGCAGGAACAAACGTTCACGACCAAGTCTTTTCAAGATACATAGGAGATAACTATGGCAGAAGCATTATATTTCGCTAGAGACTCGAAACTTTTTATCGAGTTTGATGGCGTATTCTGGGAAATTCCTGTACTGGATGGGTTTAGTTTTACGCAAGCCACAAATGCTACAGAAATTACCCTAAATGAAATGGAGAGCACAGCGGGTGTTAGTCGTAGAGGTCGTAGAGCTTTTAATGACTCCTTGGCACCTGTTGAATGGTCTTTCTCAACTTATATTCGTCCTTTTAAGTCTACTGGCACTGGGACAGGCAAGGCAGATGATACTCCAAATGTTCATCACGCTGTAGAAGAAGTTCTTTGGGCATTGTTTACTGGTGCAGATAATTATGACACTACAGACTTCGATTTTGATAGAACTATTCCTTCAGGGCAGGTAACTACTCCTGACACTACAGATATGAATATAGCATTTACATCTTCAAATGTAAGTACTCTTGGAACTGCAAATATTTATTTTATTCTTGGTAATACTAATAAACAAGTTTATAAAATAACACAGGCAGTTGTTAATGAAGCTACTGTTGATTTTGAAATTGATGGTATTGCTACAATTAACTGGTCTGGCTTTGGCGCTCAGATTGTTGATATGTGGAATAACACTATAGAAGCTCTATCTACTCCAGATGGTGCTACCGATAGAACAAACGGTAATAGTTTAGTAGCTGCAGATGATTTGTGGCTTGATTCTAGTGACGAGTATCGCCCTTATATTATGGCAGATGCGAGTTCTACAACTACAACTCATGTCTATGAAGATATAGAAGCAACTGATAACTTTATTCGTAATCGTTTGACTGTACTTGATATACAGCCAGATACTACTGTTAGTGGACAAAGCGGTCTTGAAAGTTCATATAACATGACACTTACAGGCGGTTCTGTTACTTTTAGTAATAACATTACTTATATTACTCCAGAAGAGCTCGGAACAGTAAATCTACCTGTTGGTCATGTAACTGGTACTCGTAGCGTTTCAGGAAACTTTACCTGTTATCTGAATAGAGACGATACTTATACTAATGATCAAGTATCTGCTAACTTCTTTGAAGATATGAAAGGAATTTATAGTGTAATTACAAATGAGTCAGATCTTACCTTTAAGATAGGAGGTGCTTCTGGCACTCCTCGTTTAGAGATTAATCTGCCAACTTGTCACGTTGAAATTCCTTCTCACTCTATTGAAGATGTTATTAGTTTGGAAACTACTTTCCAAGCTCTTCCATCTACAATTACTTCAGCAGATGAGGCGGCTATAATTTATGTAGGAGCAGCTAACTAACATACTAAAAAATAATTCTTGACTTTTATGGTCATATGAATTATACTATATGGTATGAAAAATGAAAGTAGGGAGGTTTTTACCTCCCTGCTCTTTTTAATAATAATAAATAAGGATTTTATATGAGTGACACCCCAATTTCCCTAGAGAGTCTTATGACTCCAAGTAAAACAGTAACTGTAGACTTTCCAGGTTACAAAGGTTTTACAGTAGATGTAACATACTTAGCAAGAGAAGAATTAATTAAACTTCGTAAAAAATGTTTAAGTACAAAATTTAATAAAAAAACTCATTCTCCGGAAGAAGTTTTAGACGAAGAAAAGTTTATAGTAAATTATACTAATGCCGTCATCAAAGGTTGGAAAGGGCTGAAATACAAATACCTAGAAGAGTTTCTTTTGGTAGATATTTCTCAATTTGACCCAGACGATGAGCTAGAGTACACACTTGCAAATGCCCAGACTATGATGAAAAATTCAACAGGGTTTGATACCTGGGTTACAGAAACTGTAGGTGATTTAGAAAATTTTACTGGGAGCAAGTAGCCCAAATTGAAAAGTTACTTGCTAGATACGTACAAGAACAAAACTCAGATTTTGATCTAGATAAGTATCTTACAATTTGTGAACAGTTAGGGGAAGAACCTAACCCCCAAAAGATGCCGCTTTCTCAGACTGCTTTTCCGTCTGAGGTACAAGTGGCATTTTTTATGTTTAGTCTACTATCAGATGTTTGGGATGGAAATGTGGGAATGTACCTGGGGAAGGATTGGTCTTCCGCAGATTTTGTTTTTAAAACATATGAAGTAGAAAGCCCTAAAGAAATACTGTACTTTATGAAAATGTACGAACGAGAACTTATAGCACAAAGAGCTGAGGAAGCAGACCGAAGAAGAAAAGAAGCTGAAAGAAAGGCTAAAAGCGGAGGTAAGAATTATACTCCCAATAGTGTTCAAAGATAATGGCAAAGAAAAAAGCATCAATAGAAGTAGAGGTTAAAGACAAAGGCACCTTTAAAAAAGTTGCTATGGAGTCTAAAAAAGCTGGAGACGGGATTAATAGTGTATCTAAGAATTCTAAAGATGCAGAAAAGAATGTAAAAGGTGTAGCTGGAACTGCAAGTGCCGCTGGTAAGCAATTTGCCGGCATGTCTCGTGGAATGGGTGGGCTTGTAGGCGCATATGCCGCATTGGCTGCTGAAATTTTTGCTATTACAGCCGCTTTTAACTTTCTCAAAGCTGCGGGTGACTTACGAGTACTAGAACAAGGACAAAATGCTTATGCAGCTAGTACTGGACTAGCAATGAGAACTTTAGCGAATGATATTGTTGCTGCTACAAACGCTCAAATTAATTTTAAAGATGCGGCCCAAGCAGCTGCTATTGGTACTGCTGCAGGCCTTAATGCAGAGCAACTAGAAAGATTAGGTCAAGCTGCTAAAGTTACTTCTCAAGCTCTTGGAAGAGATGTAACTGACTCCTTTAATCGTCTTGTTCGAGGTGTAACAAAAGCAGAACCTGAACTCTTAGATGAATTAGGTATTATTCTTCGATTAGAAGAAGCAAGCCAAAGATATGCAGAAGCTTTAAATTTAAATGCAAATAGCTTAACAACCTTCCAAAAAAGTCAAGCTGTTCTTAATGAGGTACTACGTCAAAGTGAAGAAAAATTTAAAATTTTATACGATAATCCTATTGACGCAAACCCTTATCAACAATTAGGTAAGGCATTTAATGATGTTTTACTGCAGGTTCAAAAACTCACAGATTTTATTGCACGTCCTTTAGCAAAAGTTTTGACAGAAACTCCAATTTTAGCTATTGCAGGTTTTAGTCTTTTACTAACCGGACCTTTAAAAGCACTAGGCTTTAGTTTTAAAGAAATGGCTATAAATGCTTCCGAAGCGGCACAAGTCTCAAGACAAAGAGCGGATGAGACTCGCGCTGCGTATGAAAGACTAAATGTAGCAATTAATTCTAGTCGTTCATCTCTTAAAGCGCTTGCTAAAGAACAAGCTGCTGGCACAGGTTCAGCGGCTCTTAAGGGCCTTATAGGGGGTAGAGACCTATCTAATAAAGAATTAGGAAAACTAAAGTCTGATTTGGATCGTGCAACGAAGACTATGTCAAAGAATGGTCAAATTGTACGAGGCGTTTTTACAGGTATGTCTGTAGATGTTGCAAGAAACTTTAGTAGAATGATTAATTCCATTCTTGTAGATTCTGATCAATTAGTAAGTAGAACTGAAGTAAATTTTGCCAGAGTTAAAAGCGCAGGCTCAAGTGCTGTAGCAGGTATTAGAAAGTTTGGGGCAGGAGTAGCAAGTATAGCAACTAGACTTTTAAATATAATAGGGATGGTTGGTTTATTTTATACGGTATTTTCAACCCTCGTAGCTTTCCTGGATAAGACGCCTAAAGTTATAGATAAGAATGAAGAAAGGTTAAAAAAATTACAAGATAGAGTAAAAGAGTTAAATGAGCAGTATAAAGAATTTTTAGCCACCCAACATGCGCTTCTAGAAGTTAGTGGAGCAGTAGCAGGGGGCCAAGTTCTCGGTAGTTTAGGAAACGTTAGTGGCTCGGTTAATGCCCAAGAGTTACAGACTTTAATTAGCTTAAGAACTAAGTATTTAGGAGTACAAGAACAAATTGATGAACTCGATAAAAGGCTTCAATTTAATGTAACTAAAGATGTAAACGCAAGAGCAGCTCTTGAAAATCAAAGAAGAAATTTACAATCAAAAATAACAAAGGAAGGAACTGAAGCTGTTAAGTTTATTGATAGACAAATAGAAGCAGTAAACCTTTTAAAGGAAGAATTTGGAGTTACGAGTAAAGCAGCAGACGCGTATATTCAAGCTCTAAAGTCAGGAGAAAATGTTGAGGAAGCAAAGCGTAATTTTGAATTTATTACAGCATCATTAAGAGAAACTAGTAGAGCCGCCCCTGAAGCTGAGCAAGCTTTTACACAGTTTTTAAATAGTTTTGCTGGAGTAGGGCAAAAAACACAACAAATTAATCTACTAGATGAGCAAATAAGAAACTTAGCAGTTACTGCTGCCGATACAACAGGGCTCCCTGCATTAGCTGATAAAATACAAATAGGTATTTTAGTCAGAAGAAAAGAATTCATGGAAGCCGTTAGAGATCTCGAATTTGAAACTAATAAAGCTGCTATTATTAGACAAAGGACACAGCAAGAAAGTTTACGAAATTTAGATAGTGTTCAAACACGTATTACTGCTGCAAAAAATGAACAGGCAACCACAGAAGATCTAATAGAAGAAAAGAAGAAAAGAATTAAACTCCAAGACCAGGGAATACAGAAATTAGCAGAAAATCAAAGAACAGAAGCCCAGCAAAAATTAAAAATCTTAGAAGAAGAGCTAAAAGTCTTACAGGCGCAGAAAGTTGAATTAGATGACACCGTAGATTTAGTAGTAAACTCTGCAATGATGCAGTATAGAAAGGAATTTTTATCCTTAACTACTCAAGAGCTAAATACTACAAGACAACTTTTAGATATATTGTCTAAAGAGAACACAATAAGAGCAGATAATTTAAAACTAGAAGAAGATACTGCCTCTTTAAGGCTTGCATCATTACAAAGAGAGCAAGATAAAGGAATGTTTTCTGGAGTAGGTAGAGACCAAAGACTCGCAGAACAAGCTGTAGAACTACAAGAAAGCTTAGTTACAAAAAGAAAAATTGCCATTGAGAATGAATTTTCTTTACGTAAAGAAATGGTAGATTTAGAGTACGACTTATTACAAGTAAAACTAGTAACTCAAGCCAATGACCTAAGAATTTTAGCGGAAGAGGCAAAAAATAAAGACAACCCTGTAGATAAAGCTAGAGGAGCTAGGTTAGAAAGATTAGCTGATAGTTTAGAAGGGCGCGCAGGTAACTTAGGAACTGTTAAAAGTCAAGCTCTGTCCCTAATAGACCAACAAGAAAGTTTCGCATTAGAAAAATTAGCAGATGATTTAGATAAAGTAAAAGATGCTAAATTCGCTTTAGAGGATATACAGGTTCTCAGTCAAGCAGTAGGAGATAGTATTGCTCAAAATATGACATCAGCATTTAGCTCTATAATTCAAGGAACTTCTAGTGTTAAAGATGCATTTAAAAATATGGCTGTAAATATATTAAATTCTATTGCTCAAGTACTTGCACAGATGTTAGCAATGAGACTAATTATGTCTTTTATCCCTGGATTTGCTGCTCCAGTCCCTTCAGTTGGAATGACAGATACTGTTAATCCAGCTATGTTTGCTCAAACATCTATGACTGCAAGATACGGTGGTATGTTTAAAGGCTACGGAGATGGAGGAATTGCACGCGGAAGACAAGCTGGCTACCCAGCAATACTACATGGAACAGAAGCAGTAGTTCCCCTGCCAAATGGAAATAAGATTCCTGTAGAGATGGTAAATGGTAGTGGCGCACAAAATAATAATGTCACTGTAAATGTAGCGATAGATGGACAGGGTCGCGCTTCTTCAAATACACAGCAAGACTCAGCACAGGCAGGAAATCTTGGAAATATTATTGCAAAAGCAGTGCAACAAGAGCTTCAGAATCAAAAACGTTCAGGCGGAATACTTAATCCGTATGGAGTAGCATAATGGCAATTGGATTTACAACTTCATCAGCTTATGGGAGTAGGAATATTATTCCTGATAAAGGGCTTGGACGTCAGTCTCAGCCTCGCGTTCGTATTGCTAAATTTGGTGACGGGTACGAACAAAGAATAGCAGACGGGCTAAACCCTATACAAGAAACTTTTAGTGTAAGTTTTAATAATCGTGAGGCAGCAGAAATTGATGATATTATTGGATATTTAGCGTCTCTTGGAGGAGTGGCATCTTTTGATTTTACTTTTCCAGATGATAATGGAGCTGGAGGAGAAACAACTATTAAAGTAGTTTGTGATACTTATGGACAAACTTATACCAACGATGGGTTTCCTTCAGCTACTGCAACTTTTAGACGAGTATACGAAGCATGACAGACTTAATTGATGTAGTACAAAAAATAGAACCAGGAAGTGAGCTTGTACACTTATTTGAGCTTACACTACCAAATGGTACAGTTCTATACTTTCATCCTGATTTTGAAACAGAGGATGCTGCTGGCTACATTTATTTTAAAGAAAGAACAGGCAGTTTCAATGTTCAAACTTACGAGGCCTTTCCTATAGAGATGAGTGGAGTGGAGTTTAACTCTGATGGAGCTCAAAATCGTCCTACTTTAACGGTTGCAAATGTAACTTCTACTTTCTCTGCCGATCTAGGTACAGATTTTAGTAACGAAGATTTAATTGGTCAGCCTATTGTTAAAAGAACTACGCTAAAAAAATACTTATATCAGCCTGATGGAAGTCCTGGAGCCTATGACTCCACAGAGCCTCCAATAGAGTTTCCAGTTCAAAAGTACATAATTGATAGAGTGGCTGGAGAAACCTCC